AACACAGATTTTGTGCCTACAAAAAATTTACCATTTTCAGGACTAGGACCACAAACTATTGCTGGTGCGCCATCCCACTTAACACTCACATTTACTTTACTAGAACTATGACCAGACAACATTTCATTTAATGCTTCTAAAAAAGCTATAGCATTTTTACCACCTTCAAAACCATTATTAATGATATCATCTTCAAGATGTTCTAAATGTGTATTTTTATCTTCGTTTAATAGTTCCATTATACATCCGTTCTTACAGTAGGATCAACATCTACTTGTGGTTCAACATCTAAAAAATCTATTAAGAAAAAGAAGCCTTTTGATACATATGCCATTATCTTTTTAAATAAAGATATAATAAAATCTTTTACTCTACTATAAATTGCTTTAAGTTTATCTAGCACACTTTCTGTAAGTATCTGTCCATGTATTGGTGACATTTCTTCATCTAGTTTATCAACAATCAAACCAACCGCTGACCAATATTTGTACTTACCTGTTTTTTTGCCACCTACTTTTTGACTTGATGATTTAAAACGCACTGATACTTTCATTTGTTTTGCAATTTTATTTACATATGATCTGTCATTAACTTTTGCTAAATGTGCTTTCTTACCATCAAAACTTGTTGTTAAAAAATGTGTGCAGCTACCAAGAGAACTTTTACCAAACTTAACATCACCTGACATTGCCTCGTATGCAAAAGCATTAGCAAATTTTTGATTACCTGCAAATATTGATCTTAACTCACCCATCAATTCTTTGTGTGCTTGATTTGCTTTTACTACTGCTTTATCTTTACCTTTTTTTATTTCTTTTCCTAACTCACTACCGGCAACACTTGCTGGTGCAAGTCCTTCAAACATGTCTGTAAGTTTATCTACTAATTTTTTTTGCATACCTTCTACACTCTTTAGTGCTGTGTAAAATGTTGCAATACTTTCATTACGGCCACCAGACATTAGCTGGGCCGCACTTCCTGATTTTAATGATATTTTAGATTTACCTATAACAAAATCTGTTTTAGGTGTTTTAGTAGAACCTGGAACTTTACCGCCAGGCCAGTAAGATGTCCACTCAGGTGTAACAGTTATAGTGTCTGCACCTAAAACTTTACCTTTACCTGATATACCTTTTGATTTAAGAAATTTGGCAACATTTTTGCCTGCGCCGGCAGGAATGCCGTATTTTGATTTAGGCTCTTTTGAATTATTAACCGCAGCGATAATGAACTCCTCCATTTCTTCGCCACGACTTCTAGCCTCGTTTAGTTGTATATGTCCCTTTAAACTTAACATCATTTCTCCCATGTATATACTAAAATAACTATTTAGTCAAGGAGAAACTTCGGAATACCCCCATTTACTTTCCAAATCTGGTTTTTATTATGAAAATCTGCAAATTCTTTAGCCTTTTCTCTAAAGTTAAATGTTTGCACTACTCTAGGTTCTTCATGTTGTCCACATGGACCTTGCATTACTTGAAAGATATAACCTCTACCTTTCTTACTTGTTATGATAGAATATTCTATATTAGAACTGGAAGTCTTGGAACTTCTTGTATTTTTCTTCGGCGCTTTCTTCTTTCGCCTCTTTAAGGTTGTGTTCGACATACTTGGTCTCCTCTGGTTGTATTATATTTTGTGCTTGTTGTTCAATATCAAACAGTTTCATTCTTGCACGATCAACACCAATTATAAACTTACGATTAAGTGTTGGATCATTATATCTGTTCTTTAATTGTTTGACAAGCATTTGCCCTGCCTTTTCTAGTTCTTCACTAGAGATCAACGCAAACATAAAGTCTGCTGTTGCTGGAAGCCCAAAGGATTCAGAGGTGTCTTCTAGACCAATGTCAGTAGAAACAAAACCACCTCTTGTTGTTTGTGTCGCTGTCACGATAGGCACATCTAATTCTACAGCCAAACCTCTTAATTCTTCAGCGATTGCTTTGATATAGGTATAACTGTTT